TTCTCACAGAAACGTTGAAATAATAAGTAGCGCTTCCATTGTCAGTAATAAAAGCCACTTCTAAATTTCCATTCTCATCAAGAAATAGTGCTGGAAGAGCATCATAATAAGGCGGCCCTGCAAATGTAAAAGCCCTATCTAAATTCCACGTTAATCCAAAATCATCTGAATAATAAATTGAAATTCCGTTTGTATACATGCTATAAATTCTGTTAATTGAAGAATCAAAGACAATGCTATTAAGACCATTAGAATTAAAGGCAAGCGGGACTACTGATTGCGGCCCAATATATTTTATTGCCAGTTGATTTATCTTCACTCCCGTAAATGAGAATGCCCCATACGAAGCAGATGATTGACTGCTAACAGCGATATAATAAGTTACTCCTTCAAGCAAAGGTACGGATATTGAATTATTGGAAGCCGCAAGTTGTACAGCATTTTGTGTGTCTGAGCCAACATAGATTTTGAAATTAATAGGTATTCCGGCAGTTTGAGAAAGCGTGAATTGACCAGTTTGTAAAGCAGTGTACCTATACCACACAGAAAAATAATTTGTGGGGTCTTCGTAAAGTTCTGTTGTCGCTAAAGAATTGTCTGTTGAGACATTAAATAAGTTTCCAGTTAAAACTTGGGCATTAGCGAAATTGTCATTAATTGGATAGGCAATAGGCGTGAAATTAGCTGAAAGCGTAAATGCTCCGGTAGCTGAATTAGTTACTGAATAGACAAGGATGCTATAGGCAAGTTTATTTAATATTGGAACGGTGATGTTATCGCCTGAACCAGTAAGTGGCACAACAGTATCAAGTTCTTGGAGGATGTTATTCGTAAATACCGCTATTTCAAAAGCACTTCCGACTGTTAATTGTAAAGTGCCATCATTAGGAGAATCAAAGGTATACCACAGTGGATTATAATAAGCATTTGGTACGCCAGTTTCTCCAACTGAAAGAGAATTATTTGCAGTAATTGGAAAAGAGGCTATTGTTGTAGATTGAGCCTGTGTATAAATTGAATTAAGTGGAGCTGACATTTAAACCTCTGTGATAAGAGCAAAAGTTGTACTTGTGACGCTTCCTATAATCCAGGTCGTGTTATTAAACTGCGTATTTACTGTCAAATTGAAAAGTTTGATTTGTTGTCCATTGGTAAACCCATGAGCTGCGTTTGTGGTAACGACTGTAGGGTTTCCGACAACAATGGATAAAATACTTACTCTTACAGCTCCTATTGTAGTAGTGCAGTCCATAAATATTTGTTGTGCCACGTCTACAATAGTTGATCCATCATTGCAAACATTATTAGCTGTTATCATTCTTTGAGAAAATCTCTCAACAAATTGACCATTAGTACGATTTACTATTACCCAAACTTCGTCAAAATTAATTATTGAATTTGCTAATGAAGCGATACATAAGAAATATCCATTCGTGTCATGTCGTGCAAAACTCACAACAGATTGCTCTCTTAAATATGTCATTGAGATCAACTGTCCATCATTACGCACCATCCAGACTATGCTATCGGGATTTTTCTGATAAGCCATGTCTATAATGGTATTAAAAAAGAATAAGTGATTGGAGAATATGCTTAAATTTGCCCCTACGAAAGCGTCATAGATAAGCTCATAGCCAATATCACGAATGATTTTGCCAAGTTGTTGTATAAATATGGCTCGAATACCAATTAAAACTGGCTTAACTCCTTGCGAACCTTCGTACCCATGAACCCGTTGATAAATCGTTGATGGTGTCAAAGGCGCACTAACCCCTTGGGTTGACTCAACTGACCATTCGCTATTGGTTGTAAGAGCCACAATAGCCCGTAGAGGAATCAAACCATTTATCCCATTGATTTGTCTTGATGGTAGTGTGATATTCAATGCGTCTGAATCAACTAAAGGATTGCTTACATTAAAATTGAAATAATCAGATGTCTTACTTAACCATGAATTTTCAGGAAAGTTTTTACTGTTTGCCAACATCAAGCGATCATCTGGGGTGAACTCTACAATGGATGGGAATCCTTGGACATTAGACCAAGCGCCTTCTGCCCAATCAGTTGTGGCTGTATTATCAAGACCTACTGGTTGTTGAACTACTCCATAAACTACTGTGCTTGATTGAAAACTTGTTATAGAAATAATCCCAGGTTGAATATAAGGATCGGCGGTTACTGTGAATTGGACAGACCCTGATGATAAGGTGCAGTTTCCCCTGACCAAGAAAGGCGGAGCGTTATTACTCATGTCCTCTGTGCCGTAAGTGTTAGCGTTGAAATCCGCTGCCCCATAGAATGAATTAAGTTGAAGCCACGTTACGCCACCATCCAAAGACTTTTCCATCCAGACAGTGCCAGTCCATGTTCCATTTGTGATAAGTCGCCATGTTCCTCCACAACTTATTGAACCCGTGGGGCCAGAACTACTTATTGTGGCATTGGCCTCTTGATTTGGCACATAATGGAATAATTGCCATAGCGCACCAACATGACCAGATTGAAAAGGAGCATTGCCTGCACCTGATGCCGCCAATGTGACACTTACACCTACAGGGATTAAAGAATTATCAGATAATGGTTGATGAAAAGCGGAAGCAGTTAATGTATAACCTTGGTTTGTATTGTCTAATTGAAATGGGCCGCCTACAAATGGATAAGCAGATATAGTCCAATAGGTATCAGTTATTCTTTGAAGCATTTGAGATGGATAATTCTGATTTGCTAAGAATAATGTATCGGCTGATTGTGTATAGCCTAATTGCATAACAACGCTTTGAGGATATATTGTAGGAACTTCATAAATTATTTGAGGAGTCCAATAGGTAGGGCTTGATACTGGAGTTTGCCCAGTTCCAGCTTGAATACAATAATAGGTAATAAAGTTTGAAATAACAAAAGCGCCAACTTTATAGCTGAATCCTGATTCATATTGAGGAGTATACGTGCCTACAGGAAGAGGTGACCATTCAGTAGGACTTGTATCTGGCTCTGCCGCCATATTTGATTGAAGCCATGTGTAAACAATGCTGTTATAAGTAACAAATTGTGTTTGTGTGTAAGATACGCTGACATTCCATATTGTTGAAAGTGTATTTGGAACTTGTACAGGTGCATCATTTTTATAAAATCGCACATAAAAATCGCCAACCTCAAGCATATAGCTCTGTGTCGTTGAGAATTGGAAAGGAATAAGCTTAGTATTCTTAACCGCGGATTGATTAGTGGTGCTGAACTTGGTAGGTGCTACATAGATTGTGCCGGAACGATTAGAGGTTGCGCCATTGACATGAGTAAAGAAATTCCTTTGGACTTTTAAAGCAGTCTTGTACTTAGCCAGACTGACCTTGGTCTGCATCTGTGGGTCAATTTCACCTGTCGCAAACGAGTCCAAAATATACGTGATGTTAGGCACATCTAATCCTTTTTATCTTCGACTTCTTCGGACTTCAAAAGTTTGCAATGATAGTTTTCTTTAGTCATCATTTCTATTTCAACTTCAATCTTCAATGTGCATTTATGTCCAGGTTCATACGCCTCACCTTCAAATGCTTCAGCAGGTAAAACTATTGAAGGATACATTTTCTCTTGTGGCTTATCCATTGTCGGATACATTGGCTCTGGTGTAATTCCGTGGTCTTTCATTTTTCGCCTTTCTCTAGAACTGCTAAGACATCCTTCTCGCTGATAACTAAAATTCCTTTTTCTATTTCAATGCCACCTTGAAAGTAAATCACATCACCAACAGCAACATCCATCGGCTCCCATTCACCGCTAACATAATAGCCACGACCAACAGCGACGACATCTGCTTTTACCTTTGGTGCGTTGGTCAGGATAATACCACCTTGCGATGTGACTTCTTGAGGCTTAATTAAAAGACGGTTGCCTAAAACTTTCATGTTCCTCCTAATTTAATGAATATTTATATCCAATCCATTCATCATAAAAACTTTCATGCCATAGAGTACCATCTATAAAATAAAAAGGTGGTTCAATTTCTAATTGATCTTCTTCATCCATATCAATATTGACTCGTTGATGGACTATTCCAGAATTGAGGGGAAACCGCACCGCCCCCACCTCTTGCATCAAGGAACGCCGAACGTTCAGCATTCTTGTCTTGGTTATCTTCCTCTGCATTCATTCGCATCGCATCACTGATCTTCGCGGCATAAAGTTTCAATATCGCAGCAGTCTTAGCATCATCATTAACAAGTGACGTAGCAATCAACGAAGCCAAACTCAAAGTCACAGCCTGCACGAATACCCCATCAAACATGGTTGTGTCAAATACAGGTGTCGCATAAACCGCAATAGCTTGGTTGACGTTGCACAGGATAACCTTGGCGTCATTAACTGAATCGTAGACAATTTGATGTTTAGCGCCTTGCATATTCCATCCACTCCAATTTGATATTTGGGTGTTTGGATAAATGCCAGGGAATATCCCAACCACTCCAGCACTTGTGGCAGGCGATTGAATCTTCCAAATCCTTAAGCACTCTGGTAACGGCCCACCGCTTGCAGGGTAGGTATAAGCATATGCCCAGTTATTAACTATGGGGAAAGCTGAATTTTGATTTAAGGTAAGTATGACGGTATTAAATCCCCACGGGCATGATCTCTGTGTGTCACGAACAGCAGCATTCCAAAACTGGTTACAGACGTTACACGGAGTTGAGCCATCATTCGTATTCTGAACAGGTGCAACACCGATGTAGCCTAAAGCCATATTGTAGATGTCTAATTGTACTGAGGGAGTTGTTCCCATATTATCCTTAAATCCTTGGGAGCGCCGCTACGTGCGAAGCGTGGCCGACACGCTCCCAAGGAAATAGAAACTACTTAATATCAGCTCCCTCAATCGGGAAGTTGTTACTAAGCAATTTATCACCGTCCAGGATGATTTCACTGGTCAAACCGATGCTGGCAAAGTTACCAGTACCGCCAATGACATACCCAGTCCTCAAATACCGCTGACATCCTACAGGTATAGCAACCCAGATTAAAACAGGGCCTAACACTGCTGATGCTGGAGTATAAGGCCACGGAGCATAATCAGGTGGCGCTATATTCGCAGTTTGAGCTTGGATATTTGGAGCAACTAAGGCTGATGTTGCTGCCAAGGTCACAGCGTTGCTATCAAACAAGCTGTTAGCGCATGTCTGTAAGGTAATGGTCAAAGTTGCACCAGTACCAGCCACAGGCGTTGTGTAACACAACACTTTCCACATTGCTAATGAACCTGCTGGCATTGCATCTGCCGGAGCCAAGGTATCAATATAGTTGGTGGATTGCCCACTGGTTGTTAAGGTGATTTGATAATCCATCCTTAAGTTTAGGTCTTGAATCATGGTAATCCTCCTTTCTATATTCTTGGTTCGGTTAATGAAAGTTGGTCAACACGACGTACAGGGATGCCTTGGAACAGCAAACTTGGACGTGGTAATTGACGACCTTGCACCCAGTCACTAATTTCCAGCCACGTGTTAGACTTGTTCAACATCTTCACACGTAACATGGCGCGGACTGTTTGGTTCATATAAAACACTAAGCGAGAACGTCCGCTCGGTGGGATTTTGTCAATCATAATACTCATGTACTTCAAGATGTTAGCCGAGTTATCGGTTGAATCTGAAGCGGTGAGCAATGAGGTGACATCGATGTTGCAGGTGCGAACTACATAGCGCCAGTCACGCACGCTTAGGCCGCAATCCCACTTGAAATGGGTGCGATACCCTTCGTAGCGTCCTTGGGGCGTGTTGTTATCCAGCAACGTCTGTTTGCCTAAATCTTCCATAGTCAAACCAGCCTTTGAACCCTTCGGGAAAATACCATGAACTGTATCTTCGCCCCAACCAATCAGCCAGATTGATGTCAAGCTGTTTGATGTGGTTGTGGACTGTGAAGCGGTTGCTGAGATAACATTGTACTGCGGCCCACTCGTCTGTGTTGCAGATGGTGAGTAGGTGTAATACCGAGGGGTGAAACCGACAAACTTTTCAGGGTTGATCGAAGTATCACCATAGAACAAGGCGTAAGCTAAAGCCTGGTTCATGCCTTCCATGACGCCAGCATCTTCAGAAGCTCTCCACTCAGGGGTGTTCCCATTCAATTGGGCAAGAGCAAAGTCTATTTCTGAATAGGCTTCCATCATACCGCAAGATTCGGTAATCTGATTAGATGTTGATTTAACAGGTACAACGCCCTGGTTAATCAATCTCCATGTAGGATTAGGAATCGTTGCCCTCAACGAGGTCTTGTGACCCGTCGGTAAGTTCCCTTCGATCCACGGGATGTCGTCCAAAATCTCGTTATACTGATTCAAGATTTCAGCCATCCGTGCTATACGACCATTAGGGTCTAACCTACGAGCGACATCGACCAGCGTTGGCCAAGCGTTCGTTAGGGCTGCCATAATTGTTCTCCTTGATTAACTACTTTTTATACGTGGCTGCATAAACATCTGTCAATGCCACGCCTTCTTGGTTCTGCTCAATCGTTTCGCCAGCTTTACCCTTAGCAGGCCCAGATTGCTTGCCTTGGATAAACTTGCCTTCTCCGATTGTCCTGCCGATCTTATCGAAAAGCTCAATGACATCTTTATCATTGGCAAGCCCGCTGATACGGAGCTTTTCTTGTAACGGATGTTCCTTGCCGTCTGTTGTCTTAGGCAAAAGCATATCCCTTGCTCTTGCCATGTTACGCATAACCTCTGGGAGCTTAGTCCCGAAATATGCCTTGGCCTCAACTTTAAGGTTTTCAACATACTGGTCAAACGATTGTGCGTAAGCATCTTCATTTGACTTGTTTAAGGTCATTTGAAGATCGACTAACTTTTGCGCCTGTTCATTACTAAGCCCTAACTCCTTAAACGCTGGAGTAACTAACGCTATGGCAGCTTCGTCAAGCGTAACCCCTTCAGGAAGTTTGAACTCGTACTTTTCAGGCACGACGGATTTTACTTCTTCGATGGGCTTGCCATCTTTGTCTAACTTAACTTCTTCCTCACTTGCTTCATCGAGCAAAGACTTTAGTTCTTCAGCAGGTTTAACTTCTGCTTTGACCTCGGCCTTTACTTCTGGAAGCGGTGCGGTTTTATCGTCAACGGCAGGCTTGGCAATAGGTGCGGGTTTCCCTGCATCTACAACGGGTTTGTCTGCTGTCTTAGTGTCTACGGTTTGAACTACAGGTTTTTCAATTACTTGTTCGGCCATTATGATTTCTCCTTGTTTGCTTGTGCGCTTCTAATTTCATTTTGGATTCTAAATAGTATGCCAGGTTGTGCTTCTTCTAAATCCTTGATAAGTACCAAAAGAGCGTTATCATGCGCACCGCAATTAGCAGCCATAACTAAAGGATCAGAATTAAAAAGCTTCTTTTGATACCCGAGTAATCCTAATAAATCCCATACAATCCTTCGGCCTGCCGGTGAATCTAATACACCCTTACGCCAATCATCTAAGAACTTCTGACGTTCTGCATAAGCATATTCATAAGCTTTCTTCTCTTCGGCAATCTTTTCATGGTCTAAAAGTAGTTCCCTATCCTCTGCGTTAATCATCCGCCTTGTGCCGGTGACTGTCCACCGCCTCCACCTATGCCTGCCAACAACGTATCAAGAGCCGTACCACCATTAGCACTTGGGCTTGCTGCTGATGCCGCACCTGAACCTGCATCATGAGCTACTTTGGCCGCTACCAAAGCTTGCTGCTGTTGTTGCTGCTGCGCCTGTGCTTTAGCCTGTTGGTCACGTTGTTTCTTGATGACAGCCATGTCTAAGAAATAACTCGGAGGCAATCCAATATCTTCCATGTATCCACGGGCAATCGTGTCTTGATTCAAGTTCTGTGCCATGTTGGGGAATATCTGGGCGTTCTGGGCAAAGAAGCCAACTGTTTCTTGGATAGCCTGTAAACCCATCATCCTTTGGGCCTGTGTCAAAATTGAGATGTA